ATGAACAAATACGAGATTAGACGCCAGCGATTGCTGTATATCCGCGATCGGCTATGCAACGGTAGGGCGATTGAGATTGCCAGAAAAATTGGCCGTGAACCTTCTTATGTTTCCAGAATGCTTTACCCTGAAGGTAAAAAACAAAAGAAACGAATTGCTGATGGCATGATCGAGCTGATTGAGTCATCGTTCGATCTTCCCAGAGGTTGGATGGATGGTATTACGGGTGAAATTCCAGAGGATTATATTCATAAGAACTATGTTGTGGAGGCGTTGAACATCGAGCAAAAAAGCTATCTTTCGACGGAGGTCAATGCTGTTGTTGATAGCATCAACTTTATCCCCAATCGCGCCATGGAACTCTTTGGTTCTCGTCCGGCAGAGCAGATGAAAGTGATGAGCTACTCAGCTGATGCAATGGCCGGTACGATTGGTACTGGTGATATTATCGTTGTTGATATAGATAAGAATTCCTTCGAGGGCGACGGTATTTATCTTTTTGCCTGCAATCAAGTTTTACAGGTCAGGCGGCTCCAGCTGGTTGGAGAGGCGCTACGCGTGCGTGCTGACAATAATCTCTATGCCGACTGGCTGATTGATGAAAAACAAAAAAGATCGCTTACCATCATTGGCCGCGTTATTTACTGCTATGCGGTAAAACGCTTTGTTTGAACAACGAGTGCGCTGCATAAAGCGCACCTTGCTCCTGACCGACGGTCTCGATTCAAGACGCTGCTCCCGCCAGGGATTTAGCAGGATTAAACAACACGAATCTTAAACTTATTAACTATAAATTCTTATATTTCAATTTGTTGCTTTATTTTGCAAATAAAATATACCCACGGGTATATACTGGCATAAAAGTTAGGGGTATATTTCCAACACGAAGTCAACGCATCATCAGATCAGGATGCATCACAACGATTCATGGATGAATCTACGTGGCTGAAAAGCCAGATTCCTCAGAGAGTGTACTTTGGGGTGTTAGAAAGGCCAGCTGCCAGAAGAATTCCAGGTCATCAATAGCGACACACCACCAAAGTTCATTGAGGAGGTCGCTATGTCCCGCAAAACCGTTTTCAACGGTACTGCGACGGGTCGCCGTCGCAAGCGCCGTTCACATCTTCAGAATTCCGAAACCATCAGTTCCGAATTATTACATCGTCCGACGCTTAGCCGAGCGCAAATCCAGGCAAAAGGGGCGCACCATACCCCGAACCAACTGGAAGATGCGATATCTCTTGAAACCGTTGCACAACGTGCCGCGAGAGCAATAAAGGCGTATCAAATGCAGATTGAGCGGGCGGTCATTGTTTATCAACATGAATTTGGTCACACAATCCAGGAACCCGGCGCATGTTTATCACGTGGAGCGATATACGCGGTGAATCAGCGTCGGAGTCGCCCCATCACGGCACAATAAAATCGTTCCATTTTATTCAGTTCCTAACAAAGGAGGATATTCATATTCCAGTCTATGACTGATGAGTGAGGGTTGTATGTTAGGTTTATTAGATAAGATTAATTATGCGGTAGTGTTTGGCTCGTTTGCAGGTTCAGTTTTTTATGCCGCGACGGCAACGAATATAACACGTTGTCGATTAATGGCTCATTTCGTGACGTCCTTTATTGTCGGAGTTTTGGGTGCACAATTTATTGGTGCCAGACTGGCTTTATGGACGGGTTACAGTGAAACACCTCTGGATGCATTAGGAGCGGTATTGCTTTCGGCATTAATTATTAAAACATTGACTTTTCTAAATAGTCAGGAGCTTCTACATATTATTAGGCTAATTACTCGGCATACTCATGATGGAGGATATTCACGTAAGAAATAACACCCAATTCCTGAGAGGTAAAAATGAACCAGCAGGACATTTTCAATGCAATTATTGATCGTGAAGGTGGATATGTTGATCACCCGAATGATCTCGGTGGCCCTACAAAATGGGGAGTGACTCAGTCAGTAGCCAGGTCTTATGGTTATAGTGGAGATATGCGATATTTTAGTCGCGAACAGGCGCTAATTATCTTTAACTCTGATTATTGGGTGAAACCTCATTTTAACAAAATAAATGAAATATCTTCAATTATCGCCATTGAGCTGTGTGATACCGGCATAAACATGGGGCCAGCAGTCTGCGTGAAATGGCTGCAACGTTGGTTGAATGTGTTTAATAAACTGGGGGAATTCTATCCCGATTTAATTGTTGATGGTGTTGTCGGTAGTAAAACACTCATTGCGTTGCAACGTTTTCTGACGCTAAGGGGGGTTGAGGGAGAAATGGTTTTGTTGAAGGCGCTTAACTGCAGTCAAGGGCAACGTTACCTGGAATTAGCGGAGCAGCGCCATGCCAATGAGTCATTTATCTATGGCTGGTTAAGGGAGAGAGTCACTATTCAATGAAAGGAGATTTAATGAAGGATTTAAAAATAGAGTATGTTGACGGAAAGTTGGTTTCTCTGGAAATTGATGGACGGTCTTTATTGAATAAAGCTATTCAGGGAATTCAGTTTACTCATGAGCATGGTAGTTCACCGACGTTTAAGGTCACTCTGGTAGAGGAAATTATTAATCCAAATGTCACACCAGCAGAAAATACTGCTGATGTTAAAAAAATGACTACGCATAATTCTGTTCGTAGTCATCAACAACGGAGAAAGTAAAATGTATACACGTGAACAATTAGCAATTTCTTTATTTTATGCGTCAAATACGGATGAAGAAACAGGCAATAAGGTTGCAACGCTTACGCTGCAGACCACGGATACGGATGGTGGGGTTTTACAGAGCAGTAAACTTTATAGTATCACCGATCCAGAAAAAAATAAAAGCTACCGCGTGGGGGAGCAAAATATTTCAGATGGTTCAGATTCACTGCTGGTGGCAATTGAAAGTTACTGGAGAGAAAATCCTGAAAGTGTCATTAGTGAGTTAATGTCAGAGGTAATGGATTTTATTTCCGGAGGGATCAGCCAAAGTGCAACCTGGATTGGTCAACATGGCATGAAAATTTTTGAAAATGACCCTGTCACGTCACGATTGCCCATTCGGATTTTAGATGCTGATGTTGTGTCCTGAGTGATGAATATTGATGCTATCTATATTTTAATAAATATTTAAATTTCTATTGATGGAGATATAACTATGGGGTTTGCTCTCCCTAATGGCACGACCGTTTTTGTCGGAACGGTCACGGGTAGTCCCATTACCGTTAGCGCCGTATCTAATGCTAAAGGGGCGGTATTTAGTGTACCCAGCACCCACGGATTAAAAGTGGATGATGTGGTGCTGATTTCTTCCGGATGGGGACTCATTGATAATCTGGTAGCGCGTATTTCCGCGCAGGCTGCCTCAAGTGTGACGGTGGCGGTGATTGACTCCACCAGTACCGAGTTTTTCCCCAAAGGGAATGGTACCGGGACGCTGCAAAAAATTGGTACGTGGACGGAAATCCCGCAAATTATTGAAGTCTCTCAGTCTGGAGGAGAGCAACAATATGCGCAGGTACAGTTTCTGGCTGACGATCGTCAACGGAATATCAATACCTATAAGTCGGCAAAAAATCAGACGTTGACGTTGGCCCATGATTCATCGCTACCGCTTTATTCTGTGCTGACCCAAGCCGATCGTAGCGGACGTACCTTGCCTTTGTCGATGTTTGTACCAAAAGCCAGGGAATACCGCTATTGGTCGGGTATTCCTTCCTTCGACCCGCAACCCACGACAGCGGTGAATAGTGTTGAAACCGTGCAGGTCAATTTTTCTATTCAGTCACGTGATATGACTTTTTATAAATCTGAAGCCTGACTTTATTAACAACGGCTCTCTTAATTGAGAGCCTTTACGAGAACTATTTATGAGTACTGTTTTTAAATTACAGCCAGATCCTAACTTTAAAGCGGATGTTATTATTCCTCGCCCCGGCGATAGCGGCGGCGTATTGACCTTTACCTTTAAACATCGGCCTGTTAAGGCGTTGGCGGAATTTGAAAAAATGACCGATAAAACCGCCAGCGATTTTCTGGTCACCATCGTCAGTGACTGGTCGCTCGCCGAACCTTGCACTCGGGAAAATCTGGAAACGCTAATTGATAATTATCCCGGTGCAATGCAGGCCATTATGGCGGTTTATTATCAGGAGTTAACGGGGAACAGAGAAAAAAACTGATTGCGGTTGCCTCTGCATTCTTTACGCCTGAACCTTCAACGGATGAGCTCGCTTTTTTTGGCCTGAGTAAAGATGATTACGATGAAACGGTGATTGATGTGTGGCCCGATATTTGGCCGGCGTTTGTGGTTTTTCGGGCAGCGTGTACACAATGGCGAGTCGGTATCAATGGAATAACCGGGCTGGACTATAACGTTCTACCGTGGTTGATGAAGGTTTACGCAACGGAGGATGAGGTAACCGCGATAAATGATATTCAGATAATGGAGGCGGCGGTATTGAATATTTTCCGCCAAAGTCAATCTGTTAGCCATTAATCTGATAAACAATGGTTGTCTGTAAGGGGAGGGAAGAAAGATGACAGAAACCTCAACAATAACGCTAAATGTCGATAGCCGAGAGTTAGATAAAGGAAATCAGGCACTGGATCAATTCCAGAAGAAGGCCGCAGAGGCAAATCGAAAAGCCGATGAGTTGAATAAGACATTTCGTATTTGCACGAATGTGCAAAAGCAAAATACGGCGACATTAATATCGCTTGTACAAGGATTGCAAAACCTATCAACAAAACTTAGCCCTATAAACCAGCAAATCAGTGAAATGGAGAGAAAACGACGACAGCAGGTAAGGGATAATCTGAAACTCACGGCTGATGATATTGGTAAAACCGCTGAATTATGGAAGGAATACTGGGATGTCGTGCTGGGTAATGATAATAATCAGACCGCGCCGAAAGATAATACTACGCCACGGGTATTTCGTGCCGGTTATTCTGGAGTAAAACCGGCAGATAAAAATGGTGCCAAACCAGAAATTGACAAATCTGACTGGAGAGGCGGAATGATGTCGGGGGTAAAGAAAGGCTGGACGGAGTTTGCCGAGAGTGCCAAAAATGTTTATGGCCAGATGGAGACATTATCAAAAAACGCCTTTAGTTCTATGGGGAAAGCGTTAACTGAGTATATCACCACGGGAAAGGCGAATTTTAATGATTTTTTAATGACCTTTCTGAAAGGGACATTGAAAATGATCAGTCAATTGCTATTGGTGAAAGCCATAGAATCTTCATTTAAGGCGATGTCGGGTTCAAATATTGGTTGGGTTGCCTCAGTGGGGAATTTTTTTACGGGTCATTCGAATGGCGGTTATACCGGCAATGGAGGTAAGTATGAGCCTAAAGGTATTGTTCACGGCGGTGAATTTGTGTTTACCAAAGAGGCGACGTCGGCTATTGGCGTGGGGAATCTCTATTCCATCATGCACAACGCGCAGGGGTACGCAGGCGGCGGCTATGTTGGGCGCGCGACGGCGAGTGAAGGAAGGTCATCCACTAACGGTGTGAACATCCAGACTTCGGTCGTGGTGCAAAACGGTAGCGCTCAGGAACCCTCGCCAGGTAACGATGAAGTATTAACCCGAGCCTGGCAACAAACCATCGATCAATCCGTGCGTAGCGGGGTGGCAAAAGAATTACGCCCCGGCGGGCTGATCTGGAATGCGACACGCTCGCGATAAGGAAATTCTATGACAATCGAAACATTCAGCTGGAAAACGCAAATACAGTCGGGAATGGAAGGTGAATTTACCTATTCGGTCAGGCAAGCAAAGTTTGGCGATGGCTATGAACAGGTGGTGGGTGACGGCATTCATTTTGAAAGACAATCCTGGCCGATTGTCTTAACCGGAAATAGAACTGAAATAGTCGCTGCGCTGGCCTTTATGCGCAGGCACGTTACCAAATCCTTTATCTGGACGTCGCCTATGGGAGAGTCCGCCTTTTACCGCGTGAATGCAGATTCCTTAAAAATTTCGCCATTATCAAGCCAGGTAATGACGGTAACCGCAACCTTTCGACAGGCCTACGCACCATGATTGCAACCGATTATCAAAAGCTGGAACCGGGTAATGAGATTCGTCTGCTGGAAATAGATGGCCGCGCTTTCGGTATGGACGAGATACTTTATTTCCACGGCCATAACATCGCGCATAGCGAAGCGGAAATCTCCGCGGCGAAAGGCGATGAAACTCGCCTGGCGGCAAAATCCATCTGGTGGCAGGGGCATGAATATAAGGCCTGGCCTTGCCAGATTGAAGGCATTGAATCGGCCACCAGCGGCAGCGATGCGCAGCCTTCGCTGCGGGTGGCGAATATCGATAGCTCGATTACCGCGCTGTGTCTGCACTACGATGATTTAGTACAGGCGAAAGTGACGGTACACGATACGCTGGCGAAATATCTCGATGCCAAAAATTTCACGCAGGGCAATGCGGCGGCGGATCCCACGCAGGAGAAGGTAAAGGTCTTTTTCATTGATGCCAAAAGCGAAGAGACCAATGAAACCATCGGTTTTACGCTGGCCAGTCCAATGGATTTGCAGGGGGTGATGATCCCCACCCGGCAGCTCCATGCGCTGTGTACCTGGTGTATTCGCAATCAATACCGCAGCGGCGAAGGCTGTGATTATGCTGGAAAACGCTATTTTGATGGCAACAATGCGCCCGTCACTAACCCGGCGCTGGACGTCTGCAACGGCACGCTGTCGGCGTGTAAATTGCGTTTTGGCGCCAACAGCGAGCTGCCGTTTGGCGGTTTTCCCGGCACGGCATTGATTCGGAGTTGATATGCGCCAGAAAACCCTCAGGGCAATTGAGGCGCACGCGCAGGCGGAGTATCCCCGGGAGTGCTGCGGTGTTATCGCCCAGCATTCCCGGGTGGAGCGCTATTTTCCCTGTCGCAACATTGCTGACGATCCGCTGGAACATTTCGTTCTCGCGCCGACGGATTACGCCGATGCGGAAGCGTGGGGCGCCGTAACGGGTATTGTCCACAGCCACCCAGATGCCACCACGCAGCCGAGCGAGCTGGATAAAGCCCAGTGCGATGCCATGCTGCTGCCGTGGTATATCCTGAGCTGGCCGGAAAGCGACTTACGTACAATATATCCACGCGGTGAATTGCCGCTACTCGAACGCCCGTTTGTGCTTGGCCATTACGACTGCTGGGGGCTGGTGATGAGCTATTTTCGCCAGACGCACGGCATCGAACTGGCGGATTATCGGGTGGATTATCCCTGGTGGGAAGATAACTATCCGGAGAACTTTTATTACGATAACTGGTATGAATGCGGCTTTCGTGAATTTCGCGGTGCTCCCCAGCCCGGGGATATGGTGATAATGCAGATACAGGCGAAAAAGTGGAATCACGCTGGCATTTTGCTGGCGGGGAATATGTTATTACACCATTTGTATGGGCATTTAAGCCAACGGGTGCCGTATGGGGGATATTGGCGGGAGAGGACGATGAAGATTGTGCGATATAAGTCGTTATATTGATGATAATTATTGAATGGGAGTGATAATGAAAATAAACATATTAGTTTTTGCAGCAACTCTAATTGGTCTAACTGGGTGTTCAACTTCCGCAGTGGATCCACTGCAAGCAAAACCAATACCCGCAGCCAGAATTCTAACTAATGGAACTGGAGAGTCGGTTATTACAGTTACCAGAGATAATGGATGGCTGGTTGGAGGTGGCTGTTTTGTTGAGGTAATTATAGATGGAAAACCTTATGCGCGAATTGATACAGGTGAATTAATTAGTATTAAGACTAATCCGGGAAGACATATCCTTGGCATATCTGGTGATTCACAAGGCAAGGGATTGTGTGGGGCTAAAATTGGACAGCCTATGAAAGAAACATCTACGCAGATCACTGTAGGTGAGACGCAAAGATTCAGAATAACAGGTGATACTAATACCGGGCTGGATATAAGGCCATCATCAATATAATATCTAATCGATTGATAAATATTCGTTATGGGTTTTTATAGGTTAAAAACATGAGCGAAACAATAGTGGGGATTGAGTTAGGTGGTGCGTTAGGGAAAACATTTGGACAATATCACGAGCGCTTGGTATCAACTACCGCAGAAGTATTCAGGGCTCTCTGTTGTACCATAAATGGTTTTGAACAGTATCTTAATACTAGCAAAAAAAGAGGTTTGACATATGCGGTGTTTAAAGGAAAGAAGAATATTGGAGAGGATGATTTAGGTTATCCAATTACTGAGGATATTATTCGTATTATACCTGTGGTTATTGGTAGTAAAAAGGCTGGTTTATTACAAACCATACTGGGGGCAGTCTTAGTCGTCGCCGGTTATGCATTATCAACTTTTACTGGCGGAGCTAGTATGATGTTGGTGGCTCCTGGTGTATCGTTAATGGCAGGCGGCGTCATCCAAATGCTCTCCCCCCAAATGCCCGGCCTCGCCAGCAAACAGGCCACTGAAAATAAACCCTCATATGCCTTTGGCGGCGTGACTAATACCGCCGCGCAGGGATATCCCGTCCCACTGCTGTATGGCAAGCGTCGTATCGGTGGAGCGATCATCTCCGCAGGAATATATGTAGAAGACCAGCAGTAAAATCTCAACATCCTCTCTTTCTCAACCACCTGCGGGTGGTTTTTTTGTGGGTAAAATAACCATGAGACAGCCTCTTATTAAAGGACAGAAAGGCGGCAGTTCCAAGCCGCGGACGCCGACTGAACAGCCGGATGATTTACAATCCGTCGCGAAAGCGAAAATACTGGTCGCGTTAGGCGAAGGTGAATTTGCCGGCGGCCTGACGGCGAAAGATATTTATCTCGACGGCACACCGCTGGAAAACGCCGACGGTTCACAAAACTTTAGTGGCGTAACGTGGGAATTTCGTTCCGGCAATCAGGCGCAAAATTATATTCCCGGTATTCCCGGTTCTGAAAATGAGATCACCGTCGGGACGGAGGTTACCAGTAAAACCGCGTGGACACGTTCTTTTAGCAATACTCAGCTTTCCGCCGTTAGGTTACGTCTGAAGTGGCCATCATTATTTAAGCAGGAAGATGACGGCGATCTGGTGGGCAACTCGGTGCGTTATGCCATCGATCTGCAAACCGATGGCGGCAGCTGGAAGACGCTGCTGGAGACGGCGGTTACCGGAAAAACCACCTCCGGCTATGAGCGCTGCCACCGCATAGATTTACCGCAGGCGCGAACTGGCTGGACGCTGCGCTTACGCAAACTCAGCACGGATGCAAAAAGCGCCAAAACGGGCGACATCATGACGCTGCAAAGCTACGCCGAGGTGATTGATGCGAAGCTGCGCTACCCCAATACAGCGCTGCTGTACATTGAATTTGACTCCCGCCAGTTTAATGGCGCGATTCCACAGATTGCCTGCGAACCGCGTGGCCGCGTTATCCGTGTGCCGGATAACTATGATCCGGAAACCCGCCAATATACAGGGATCTGGACCGGCGTGTTTAAATGGGCGTGGACCGATAACCCGGCGTGGATCTTCTATGACCTGATCGTCAGCAACCGCTTCGGCCTTGGCGATCGCCTGACGGCGGCGAATATCGACAAATGGACGTTGTATCAGGTTGCCCAGTATTGCGACCAGCCGGTACCGGACGGCAAAGGTGGAAAGGGCACCGAGCCGCGCTATCTGTGCAACGTTTATGTTCAGGAACGCAATGACGCCTATACCGTACTGCGCGACTTTGCGGCGATCTTCCGCGGTATGACCTGCTGGAGCGGCGATCAGGAGATCGCGCTGGCCGATATGCCACGCGATATTGATTACACCTATACTCGCGCCAATGTTGTCGATGGTCGCTTTCAGTACGCCAGCAGCAGCAGTAAAACCCGCTATACCAATGCGCTGGTCTCGTGGTCAGACCCGGAAAATAGCTATGCCGATGCCATGGAGCCGGTGTTTGAACAGCCGCTGGTGGCGCGTTACGGCTTCAACCAACTGGAGTTGACGGCCATTGGCTGTACCCGTCAGTCGGAGGCGAACCGCAAAGGGCGCTGGGGGATTCTGACCAACAATAAAGACCGCGTGGTGACTTTTTCCGTGGGGCTGGACGGCAATATTCCGCAGCCGGGCTATATTGTCGCCGTAGCTGATGAGATGCTGGCGGGTAAAACCAACGGCGGGCGTATTCGTCGCGTGAGTGGTAAAGCCATTACGCTCGATCGCCAAACGCAAGCGAAAGCGGGCGATAGACTGTTGCTTAACCTGCCGTCGGGCATCACACAAAGCCGAACCATTCAGAAGGTTGATGGCGAAACGGTGACGGTGACCACCGCCTATTCACAAAACCCACAGGCTGAATGCGTCTGGGCCGTTGAGTCCGCGGAACTGGTTTTGCAACAGTATCGCGTCGTCGGGGTGAAAGAGAATGGCGACGGGACGTTTACTATCTCCGGCGTGGCGCACGATCCGGATAAGTACGCGCGGATTGATGCTGGCGCGATTATTGACCCGCGTCCGGTCAGCGTTGCTCCGGCAGGTAGCCAGGCGGCGCCGGAAAATATTGTGGTTGACGCGTATTCTGTCGTCAATCAGGGGATTCGCATTGAAACGCTGCAGGTAAACTGGCGCGCCGCCAAAAACGCGATAGCGTATGAAGCGCAGTGGCGGCGCAACTCAGGCAACTGGGTGAATGTTCCCCGTAGTTCGGTGACCTCTTTTGATGTCACTGGCATTTATGCCGGGCGCTATGTTGTGCGTGTACGTGCGATCAATGCGGCGGAAGTCTCCAGCGGCTGGGCTTATTCGGCGGAAAAAACGCTGACCGGGAAAACCGGTTCGCCGCTGGCCCCTCTGGCGTTGAGCACCTCGCCGTTACTCAATGGTATCGAATTGCGCTGGGGATTCCCCGTGGGGGCGGAAGACACGTTGCGCACCGAGTTGCAGATTGATACACAGCAGAATGGCGGCAGTGCGCAGACGTTGGCGGATATCGCCTATCCGGGGTGTAGTTACCAGCAAATGGGGCTACAGATTGCGGCTTCATTTTGGTATCGGGCGCGTCTGGTCGACCGCCTGGGCAACGCCAGCCCGTGGACCGGGTGGGTGCAGGGCACGGCGAGTGATGATGTCGGTGAGTATTACGCGAACCTCACGGAGGCAATTAAGGAGACGGAAAGCTGGCAGGAAGTGCAGCGCGATATGCAGCAAACACAGCAGAATGCTGCAGATAGCGCAAGTGAAATTCGCGGCGAAATGGCCAACCAGGTCAAAGCGCTTGAGAAAGACATCAATGACCAGGTGAAAACCATCAATCAAACGCTGACAGATGATATTGCTGAGGTCAATAAATCTATCGCGGCTAGTGCGGCTTCCGTGAATGCCGATGTGAAAAAACAAGTGAGCGGGCTGGAAACACGGATTCAGGAGAATAGCAATGAACTCCATTCCAGCGTTGTGGATATCAATAAAACCATTAGCCATACCGTCGATAGCATCAATACAGAAATCGACAAGCAGATTAAGGCCGTCAATAAAACGATTTCTTCGGGTGACGCCACGTTAAAAACACAAATTAACCGGGTGGAAAATAGTCTCAAGCAATCAGTCGCGCAAAGTAATAGCGGTTGGGATCACGCGGTTAAGAAGGAAACGGCCGATCGTATTGCCGACGTCAATAAAACAGCGACACAGGCGGCAGACAAGCTACTTAACGAGAAAAATGAACGCGTTGCGGCGATAAACCACCTGCAAACAACGATTCAGAACAGTGAAACATCACTGGCGCGGCAAATTGCCGAGATCGCTGCCGGCAGCGGACAACAGTTCGATGCGCGCAGCATATGGTATTTCAGCGCCAGCAGCGAAGGCTGGACGGAAGATGATGCCAGCCGCGTTCCGGTGTCGTTCACCACAGACGGTTGGTTAAAAATCACCAATACCAATGCCTCTTGTCGTTCGCCTGGCGGGCAGACCATTTCCGCGCCGGAATACCGCACGGTGATATTGCGTGTTAAGCGAATGGGTCAACCGACATGGAAGGGACGGTTGTGGTGGAATGGCGCGAAAGATACCAGCTGGAACGATAGCCGTTCTGTCTCGATTCCTGAGCCTGAGTTTGATGCCGACGGGCTCGCAGTGGTGACGATTAAGGATATTAACTGGAACGCAACCAAAACGATTCACCGTTTTCGTCTCGATCTGGCGCAGGGGCAGAATACAACAAATTACTTTTTAATCGACTGGATTTCCGTTGGCCGCCCAACGCCTGCGGCCAGCACCGCCGCGCTGTATGATGAATCTATTGCCCGTACTAATGCCGATGAAGCGGAAGCGAAAAAACGTGCCACGCTGGCGACCCAGATTCGCGGTAGTACGGAGGGGAATAATCTGGCCGATTTACGTTCAGGGTTGCTCTATCAGGAGGTGAACGCGCGTGTGACGGCGGACAGTGCGGAGGCGAGCGCGCGGGAGGCTTTACAAACTCAGTTCAACGATAATAAAGCCTCGGTTGCCGGCGAGTTACGCTCTCTGACGACGGCGCAGAGCGCCCAGGCCAGCAAGATTAGCGGCCTGGAAACGAGCCTGGGTAAGAAGGCGGAAGCCAGCGCCTTGCAGACCTTGCAGAACACGGTCACCCAGCAGGGTAAAGATCTGACCAGTCATGGGCAGTCGATTACCAGTCTGCAAAATAGCCTGAACACCAGTAACCAGAACATTGCCAAAAAAGCCGACGCCACAGCGCTGACGGCGTTGACGAATCGGGTAACGTCCGCAGAGGGCAAAGTCACCTCACAGGGCAACAGCATTACCAAACTGACCAACGATCTGGCGACGACCAATGCAAATGTGGCGAAAAAGGCGGAGCAGACGGCGCTGAACACGCTGAGCGGGCGGGTGGATAAAACGGAAAGTGGGCTGAGTGCCGCTAACGGCAGTATCACTGCGCTGAATTCGGCGATCCGCGCAGGTAATGCAACTGCGGGGGATCTGATCCCGAACCCGGCCTTTGACAGTCAGTACGATCGGATGGGTTTTACCGTGGTGTCGACCTCCAGCAGTGGGGTACCGGCGGGCTGCCCGTTTGCTTTTGCGGCGAAACTGGCGGTTCGCGGGCATCATCCGGCTATCAACAATATCGTGGCGACACTGGGCGATGTATTTGAGTTCTCGGTCCTGGTGGCCTGCGCCAGCGGCAGCGCCGATTTTAATCTGTATATCGGCAGCGCGGCGACGCCCACGGCCAGCATTGCCGCGCCGCATTATTACGGTGGCACCACCAGAGCCAGCGAGAACTGGCAGCGGGTGACGTGGCGCTGGACGGTGACGCAGGCGGTGGTCGATCTGGGCTACTTCCGCCCGTTCCTGCAGGTGAATCAGAATGCGCCTTACGGCACGGTCTGGTACGCCACCGACTGGCACTGCCGGAATATCACCGCCGCCGCGCAGGCACAGGCCTCGGCAGATGCCACGGCATCGGCGGTCAGTACATTGCAGAACACGGTCACCCAGCAGGGCAAAAGTATCACCAGCCAGGGGCAGTCGATTACCGGGTTGCAGAACAGCCTGAATACGGCTAACCAGAATATTGGCAAAAAAGCCGATGCCTCGGCGCTGACGGCGCTAACTAATCGGGTGACTTCGGCTGAGGGCAAAGTTACCTCACAGGGTAACAGCATTACCAAACTGACCAACGATCTGGCGACGACCAATGCCAGCGTGGCGAAAAAGGCTGAAGCCAGTGCTTTACAGGCGCTGCAGAATACGGTCACCGGCCAGGGTAAGGATCTCACCAGCCAGGGGCAGTCGATTACCGGGTTGCAGAACAGCCTGAGTACAGCCAACCAGAATATCGCCAAAAAAGCCGACGCCACAGCGCTGGCGGCGCTGACTAATCGGGTAACGTCCGCAGAGGGCAAAGTCACCTCGCAGGGCAACAGCATTACCAAACTGACCAACGATCTGGCGACAACCAATGCCAGCATGGCAAAAAAGGCAGAGCAGACGGCACTGAATTCACTGAGCGGACGGGTGGATAAAACGGAAAGCGGGCTGAGTGCCGCGAACGGCAGTATCACCACGTTAAATGCGGCGGTCCGCGCCGGGAATGCCTCGGCGGGGGATCTGATCCCGAACCCGGCCTTTGACAGCCAGTACGATCGGATGGGCTTTACCGTGGTGTCGACGACGAGCAGCGGCGTGCCGGCGGGCTGTCCGTTTGCTTTTGCAGCGAAACTGGCCGCCCGTGGACACTATCCGGCCATTAATAATGTTGTCGCTACGTTGGGAGACGTGTTCGAGTTTTCAGTACTGGTCGCCTGCGCCAGCGGCAGCGCGAACTTTAACCTTTATATCGGCAGTAGCGCGACAGCAACGGCGGGCGTTGCGGGTCCGTATGCCCATGGTGTCGCGGCGAAAGCCAGTAAGAACTGGCAGCGGGTGACGTGGCGCTGGACGGTCACACAGGCGGTGGTCGATCTGGGCTATTTCCGCCCGTTTCTGCAGGTTGATCAGTATACGCCTTACGACACGGTCTGGTACGCCACCGACTGGCACTGCCGGAATATCACCGCCGCCGCGCAGGCGCAGGCCTCGGCAGATGCCACGGCATCGGCGGTCAGTACTTTGCAGAACACGGTTACCCAGCAAGGGAAAAATATCACCAGCCAGGGAAGTTCCATCACCGGGTTGCAGAACAGTCTGAATACCGCCAACCAGAATATCGCCAAAAAAGCCGATGCCTCGGCGCTGACGGCGCTAACCAACCGGGTAACGTCCGCAGAAGGGAAAGTCACCTCGCAGGGCAACAGCATCACCAAACTGACCAACGATCTGGCGGCAACCAATACCAGCGTGGCGAAAAAGGCGGAGCAGACGGCGCTGAACACGCTGAGCGGGCGGGTGGATAAAACGGAAAGCGGTCTGAGTGCCGCGAACGGCAGTATCACTTCGCTGAATTCGGCGATCCGCGCCGGGAATGCAGCTGCGGGGGATTTGATCCCGAATCCGGCATTCGACAGCCAGTATGATCGGATGGGTTTTACCGTGGTGTCGACGACGAGCAGCGGCGTGCCGGCGGGCTGTCCGTTTGCTTTTGCGGCGAAACTGGCGGTTCGCGGGCATCATCCGGCTATCAACAATATCGTGGCGACACTGGGTGATGTCTTTGAGTTTTCGGTACTGGTGGCCTGCGCCAGCGGCAGCGCCGATTTTAATCTGTATATTGGCAGTGCGGCGACGCCCACGGCCAGCATTGACGCGCCGCATTATTACGGTGGCACCACCAGAGCCAGCAAGAGCTGGCAGCGGGTGACGTGGCGCTGGACGGTGACGCAGGCGGTGGTCGACCAGGGCTATTTCCGTCCGTTCCTGCAGGTGAATCAGAATGCGCCTTACGGCACGGTCTGGTACGCGACGGACTGGCACGGCCGGAATATCACGGCGGCGGCGAAGGCGCAGGCCTCGGCAGATGCCACGGCATCGGCGGTCAGTACATTGCAGAACTCGGTCACCCAGCAGGGCAAAAGTATCACCAGCCAGGGGCAGTCGATTACCGGGTTGCAGAACAGTCTGAATACGGCTAACCAGAATATTGGCAAAAAAGCCGATGCCTCGGCGCTGACGGCGCTAACTAATCGGGTGACTTCGGCTGAGGGCAAAGTTACCTCACAGGGTAACAGCATTACCAAACTGACCAACGATCTGGCGACGACTAATGCAAATGTGGCGAAAAAGGCGGAACAGACGGCGCTGAACACGCTGAGCGGGCGGGTGGATAAAAGCGAGAGTGGGCTGAGTGCGGCGAACGGCAGTATCACCACGTTAAATGCGGCGGTCCGCGCCGGGAATGCGGCAGCGGGGGATCTGATCCTGAACCCGGTCTTTGACAGCCAGTACGACCGGATGGGCTTTACCGTGGTGTCGACAACCAGCAGCGGCGTCCCGGCAGACTGTCCTTTCGCCTTTGCGGCAAAACTCGCTTCGCGAAATCATTATCCTGCGATCAATAATACTGTTGCTACGTTAGGTGATGTGTTCGAGTTCTCAGTCCTGGTGGCCTGCGCCAGCGGCAGCGCTGATTTTAATCTGTATATTGGCACTAGCACAACGCCAGTGGCTGGTGTATCCAGTCCCTATGCCCATGGTGTTGCGGCGAAAGCCAGTAAAGGCTGGCAGCGGGTGACGTGGCGCTGGACGGTCACGCAGTCAGCAGTGGATAAGGGCTATTTCCGCCCGTTCCTGCAGGTGAATCAGAATGCGCCTTACAACACGGTATGGTACGCCACCGACTGGCACTGCCGGAATATCACCGCCGCCGCGAAGGCGCAGGCCTCGGCGGATGCCACGGCTTCGGCGGTCAGTACTTTGCAGAATACGGTTACCCAGCAGGGCAAAAGTATCACCAGCCAGGGGCAGTCGATTACCGGGTTGCAGAACAGTCTGAATACGGCTAACCAGAATATTGGCAAAAAAGCTGATGCCACGGCGCTGACGGCGTTGACGAATCGGGTGACTTCGGCTGAAGGGAAAGTCACCTCGCAGGGTAACAGCATCACCAGGCTGACCAACGATCTGGCGGCAACCAATACCAGCGTGGCGAAAAAGGCGGAGCAGACGGCGCTGAACACACTGAGCGGGCGGGTGGATAAAACGGAAAGCGGGCTGAGTGCCGCGAACGGCAGTATCACTGAGCTGAATTCGGCGATCCGCGCCGGGAATGCCTCGGCGGGGGATCTGATCCCGAACCCGGTCTTTGACAGCCAGTACGACCGGATGGGCTTTACGGTTGTGTCGACGACGAGCAGCGGTGTGCCGGCGGGCTGTCCGTTCGCTTTTGCGGCGAAACTGGCGGTTCGCGGGCATCATCCGGCTATCAATAATATCGTGGCGACACTGGGCGATGTCTTTGAGTTCTCGGCTCTGGTGGCCTGCGCCAGCGGCAGCGCCGATTTTAATCTGTATATTGGTAGCGCGGCGACGCCCACGGCCAGCATTGCCGCGCCGCATTATTACGGCGGAACCACCAGAGCCAGCAAGAGCTGGCAGCGGGTGACGTGGCGCTGGACGGTGACGCAGGCGGTGGTTGATTTGGGTTATTTCCGTCCGTTCCTGCAGGTGAATCAGAATGTGCCTTACGGCACGGTCTGGTACGCGACGGACTGGCACTGCCGGAATATCACGGCGGCGGCGAAGGCGCAGTCGACGGCGGACGCCACGGCGTCGGCAGTCAGCTCATTACAGAATACGGTTACCCAGCAGGGCAAAAGCATCACCAGCCAGGGGCAGTCGATTACCGGGTTGCAGAACAGTCTGAACACTGCTAACCAGACTATCGCCAAAAAAGCCGATGCCACGGCGCTGACGGCGCTCACCAACCGGGTGACCGCGGCGGAAGGCAACGTTATCTCCCAATCCAACAGCATGTTGAGTCTGGAAAGTAAGGTCAATACGCTGCGTAACCAGGTGTCCAACCCCTGGTTTGATGGTTCGCTGGAAAGTTATGCTGATGGTCAACAAATTGGCGGTTCTCCTGCGACGGTGGTCTCTACGCAGAAATACACCGGCAGCAAGTGTTTACGCCTGCGGCGCAGCGTGGGGGAGACCGGTAACAGCAATAAGCTGATTGGACCGTGGTCCAATATTCGTGAAAATGCGGTTTATTTATTTGAGCTGTGGGCCATGATGCCCGCCGACCAGAAACCATCTACAGGGTGGCAAACGCAGATTGGCTTACAGGTACAGGATGCTAGTGGGCAGAATGCGTGGCGGGGGGCAATCGTCATTACTGAAAGCGCGCTGGGCGGGCGAGGAAAGTGGGTCAAATTTTCCGGAAAGGCGACGGTTCCAGGCGGTGGTAGAACTCGCGCCGTCACCTGGTTCTCCACGCGAGGCGCAAACGGTGCGGGAACGCCCGGTTATGACCTCTATGTAGATGATGTGGTCATTACCGATATCACCGAGGCGCAGGCGGCACAAACGTCGGTGGGCGAATTGTCCTCCATCGTTGAAACACAGGGCAAGACCATTGCCGATTCTCAGGGCAAGCTTAGCGCGCTCTATTCCATCAAAGTGGAAACGGCGAGTAACGGTCGCAAAGTGGGCGCGGGTATTGTGCTGGGGAGTAATGGCGCGACTAGCGATATGATCTTCTACGCCGACCGGTTCTCGTTGTTTAACCGCAATAATAATAGCGCCGTGCCGGTGATGGTGGCTGAAGGGAATGAACTGTTTATTGATTCAGCGCGAATCAAGAATGGATCGATTACCACGGCGAAAATCGCTGACCGTATTTCGTCCAATAACTACGCGGCGGGTAAGAGTGGCTGGAGTATCGCCAAAAATGGCGCAAGTGAGTTTAACAACGTGACCGTCAGAGGCAAGATTGAGGCGGACTCCGGGCGGCTGAAAAATGTGGTTATTGATGAAAGCTGCGAAGTGAAAGGGACGATTTATGCCAGTAATATTGTTGGTGATGTGGTGGAGATTGTTTCAGTTCCGGCGAATCAAACGGTTGTGATTCCAGCGGTGGGATGGCAGCGGAAGATGTTTTGTATGCCGATGACGGGGATTTGTACGTCAGAGACATATTTATCCGGTGGAAATAACCAGCATTTCAATACAACAAATGGGGGCATCAAGTGTACAGTCATTGCAACCATGCAGTCGAAAGAACATAGTCTTGTTTCACTTAATTTCTCTGGCCCTCGCGTGGCTGTAAGCGGAGGAAATGTCGTTACCATTCCTGCAAATGCAGAGATTAGGTTGCAGCATAAGCAAGAACGCCGTAATGAACGCCTCACATCAATACAGGATGTCGCAATAATCATGGTGACGAAAAACTAG